AAGGCCAAGAAGCGGCCCGTCAAGCATATTCGGAAATTGTTACGCGGCGCGCTCGTGGCGGTAAAAAGCAATGACCCCCACCCACTTCCGCCAATGCCTGACCCTGCTGGACTGGACCCAGCGGGGGCTAGCCCGGCAACTAGGCTATGCCGAGGGCACCGTGCGCCAATGGGCGCGCGGGGCGCTGCCTATCCCGGACCAGGTTGCCGATTGGCTTGTGGCAAGGGCGGATCATGCCGAGGCCACGCCGGCGCCGCGCCGCCGTAACTGAATGCCCTTTGGAACCTTTACGCTGGCGCCCGGCTGGCGGATCGACCTGACCAGCGCGCGAGCGTTAACACGGACCAAGGGGTGTCATTTAGGCCGTGATGGTCGGGACCGGGCAATTTTGAAAGGAACGACATGATTCCCCTTTTCAGCAACGCGACCGTTCTTTGGACTGAGCGCGAAATCGAAGAGCGCGACGCTTTAATCCGGCTGATCGCCACGATTGTCCGAGATGCCTGGCAGGCCCTTAACCCTGCCGTGACCATGATTCGGGTCGAGACGCCTATCTTGACGCCTGCCGAGCATCTCGGTGGACATATCGCCGCAGGGTTTGAGTTGCTAGGCACTGAGCGCGGTTATCTGCGGCCTGAGACTACGGCAGGCACTTTTGCGGCGTTCGACGCCCTGTTTCCGCAACAGGCGCAACGCATGAAGCGGTTGCCGGTCTGCCTATGGCAAGCGGGCAAGTCTTTCCGGGACGAAGCGCACGGCGAGACGATGCGCGCGACCAAGCTGCGCCTCAGGGAGTTTTGGCAGCAGGAGTTTCAATTGTTTTGCCGCCCTGACACTAAGGCGGATTACATCGGCGCTGCGCTAAGAGCCCTGACCGCGCGTTTCGGTGGTGAGGCCGCTCCGGCTGATGAATTGCCTCATTACAGCCGTCGAACGGTGGATTGGCACATGCGCGGCTTGGAGGTGGCGGGATGTTCCGAGCGCACGGATTGGCGGGAAGGTGTGGTGTTTGAGGTGGCAATCGGTTTGGATCGGCTGGTTGCACTGAAAGGCGCTTGACAACCCCCTGATTTATTTGTAGGGGGGGCATATTCTGGAATTTTGCGCCCGGAGCCCGACAAGGCAAGGGGTAAAGTCAAAGCGGATTTCAGTGCGGAGCCAAAGAGTTGCCTTCGGGCAATGTTGATGTGGCGTTGAAACTCTGAAGCGGGCCGCTCGGGTGTGTTGGGCATCCGGTCCACAGCAATGGACGCTAAGCCGAAAGCATCCCAACATTTTAAGAGCCGTGGGTTCACCAGGTAGGTTGAAGCAAGTGAACATCTGGCCCGGCATTTTGCGCGGCTGACGAGCCCAAAAGGGCGAAACGCTTAGGCGTCCCGCGGAGTCGCCCCAGCCGGGGAATAACTGGCGACCTAGACCTACCATTTTTACCGCCCGGAGCCTTGCTAGGCAAAGGGTAAAGTCGTTGGCTCCCAAGGTGGGGAACAATGGAGCATCTGGCCCGGCATTTTGCGACTGATGAGCCTTACGGCGAAACGCTTAGGCGTCTCGTGGAGTAGCCCCAGCCGGGGAATAAATGGCTACCTAAGCCCACCACTTTAACCGCCCGAAGCCCGCAAGGCTTCGGGCTTTTTCATGGAGAAGCACGATGGGCACGAAAAAGAAGGGCGGCAAGAAATACTGATGGGCCGCACGAGCACGACTCGTCCGAAGGGTAACGGCGCAGGCAAGGGGCCGGGCTACGGCCCAGGAGCTGGGCCAAGCGCGCCGCCTTTTACCGCAGACAACCAGCCGACCGGCGAGGCTAAGTCTGCCGGCAAGGAAGTGGCAGCCGAGATCAGGGCGCGCATCGCAGCGCATAAGGACGCGATTCTTGAAGCGCAGCTTGCGCGAGCAACCGATGCACTAAACCCGTCCGGTCATGCGGCGGCGGTGGATCTGCTGAACCGGATTATGCCGCCCGTTTCCAAGATTGAACTTTCCGAGGCCACCCCCGACCAGATGACGGATGAACAACTTGCCGCTATCGCAAGCCGATGCAGCGCGACTGCTGTTGGAAAGGCGCCAGACTAGGCGCGATTTTCTGCGCTGGTGCGAGTATGCGCTGGCGCCGCGTGAAATGAAGCCCGCAGCGCACCACAAGCTGCTGATTCGGGAGTTGGCGGCAGTTGCAGCGGGTGAGAATGATCGGCTCATGGTGTTTATGCCGCCCGGCAGTGCCAAAAGCACTTACACAAGCGACCTGTTCCCGCCATGGTTTTTGGCGCAAACCAAGGATCGCAGCATCATCGCGGCGAGCAATACCGCCGACTTGGCTCAATCTTTTTCGCGCCGGGTGCGGGGGCGGGTGCGAGAATATGGCCGGCTGCTAGGCTATGGTTTGGACCGTGAGGCCGAGGAGCTTTGGACAACAAGCAATGGCGGTCAATACCGTGCTGCGGGTGTTGGCGGCGTGATTACCGGCCTTCGGGCCGATCTTGCGGTAATTGATGACCCTATCCGGTCGCGTGAAGATGCTGACAGTGAAACGCGACGCAATCGGGTTTGGGAATGGTTTCAGGACGACCTAACGACGCGCTTGCGGCCTGGAGCGGGCATTGTCCTAGTGCAAACGCGCTGGCATGAAGATGATCTAGCCGGGCGGTTGCTGGAGCGCGAGGCCAAGCGGTGGCGGGTGCTAAAGTTGCCGGCTATTGCGGAAGACCCGGATGATCCGCTTGGGCGGGCGCCTGGCGCGGCGCTTTGGGGTGATGACGAATACGGCTACGGGGCGGACCTAATCCGCAAGCGTGAAACGGCTGACGCTCGGACTTGGGCGGCGTTGTATCAGCAGCGCCCGGCGCCGGCTGAGGGTTCGTTATTTCAGCGCCGGTGGATCATCCGAGAGGAACCCCCGCCGCGTGAAAACATGCGGGTTTATGGCGCCAGCGATTATGCCGTGACGGCTGACTGTGGCGATTTCACGGTGCATGTCGTGGTGGGAATGGACCCGGCAGGCCGGTTGCACCTTTTGGATGTTTGGCGAGCGCAGGCTTCCGCTGATGTTTGGATTGAGGCATTTTGCGACTTGGCCTTAAAATGGAAGCCACTGGCATGGGCGGAAGAGACTGGCCAGATTAGAGCGGGTGTGGGGCCTTTTCTTGAGCGCCGGATGCGTGAGCGCAAAGCCTATGTCTATCGCCGGCAGTTTCCGACGCGCGGGGATAAGGCGGTGCGGGCGCAAAGTATTATCGGGCGCATGGCGCTTGATGGTTTGCGAGTTGCGCCGGATGCGCCATGGATTGCCGACCTCGAAGCGGAATTGCTGGCCTTTCCGGCTGGCAAGCACGATGACCAAGTGGACGGCTTAGGGCTCATTGGGCAGCTTTTGGACGTTATGTCAGCCGGTCGCGTAGAAAAACCGCCCGAGCAACCGCGCTTTGCCATTCAGGCAGCGCCTGGCGGGATACAGATCAACCTTGGCGAGTTGGCGCGGCAGCACTTGCAGCGGCGCGCGGCCATGAGAGGGGAATACGAATGAGCGAAACCTTTTTGGCAAAAGGCGCAGCAGCTGTGACGCCAAGCGATGTCACGGAAATCAAATGCCTCGCGTTGTATATTGGTGGCGCGGGAAATGTGGTTGTTCACATGCCGGACCGCGATGTAGCAATTACGTTTTTTGCTGTTCCTGTGGGGACTGTTTTGCCAGTGAGCGCGCGACGTGTTTTGGTGGCTACCACGGCAACGAACATTGTGGCGCTCTATTGATATGATCGGCATTGAAATCATGGTGATTTCATAATGAGCGATAGCGCCAGCGAAGCCTATGAAGACCGCGAAGACGCTGGCGAGGATGACGCTGGCCTTGCGCGCCTTTGGCTTGATAGCATTACGCTGGCGCGAAAGAACGAGGAAGCATGGCGCAAGGCGGCTGGCGAAGCGCGCGACCGCTATCGCGGCGACAAGGAAAACCAGCAAGGCAAGAAATTCAACATTCTGTATGCCAATACGCAAATTACGTTGCCTGCCATTTACAATTCGACGCCCATCCCGGACGTGCGCCGGCGCTTTGGCGATGCTGATGCGGTTGGCAAGGTGTCGGCGCAGGTGTTGGAGCGCAGCCTGAGCTATTCCTTCGACGCCTATGATTTTGGTGGCAACATGCGGTCAGCAGTGTTTGA